TGTTACCGAAGTTATCTGAAGTGAATCCTGATGGATAAAATACTCCTAGATATTCGTTTGTTGTAACTAAACCATTGTCGTTATCTTCAACAGCCTTGTTAACGTTTGTTGCCCAGTTTTGTAAACTTGTTGCATCTGGTGTTAATCTCATTGGTGAGTCACCAACTATAAATGCTGACAAGCCTCTGTCTGCGTTTAGTGAAATCATTTCGCCTATTAGTTCTGGATAACCAGGTGTTGCTAATAGGTTGAATATTCTTGATTCATCATCTCTAACTTCTTGGTTAGCATTCATCTCTGCTTGTAAACCTTGTACAATAACTTTTCTTTGTGCGTGTCTACCAAATGAACCTGAACCATCTGTTTGGTTAGCCGATTCAGTTACCCATCTGTGTGGATAGTATGCTGACATACTTGCATCACCTTGTCTAGGGTTTGTTGCTGTTGTGTCAACATGATTTCTTGTAAATTTCTTAACATTGAAACCTGAACGTCTTGTGTTCCATAACAACATACCTTTTGGATATAATGCTGGATCTGGAGCATCTGCATCTAAGAAGTCACTTGCTAATAAATCTGCAATAGTACCTGCTGGAGCCGCCGAAGCCGTTCCGCCTGTTGTACCAAATCTTGCATCTGCAAACACAATTCCGTTTTCAGTTGTTTGGTCACTTTTATCTACTAATACCCATTTTAGAGTTGAACCATTCCATTTGTAAATTCCTGGATAGTTTTCTAAGTCTGCTGTGCTAATCCATAAGTCACCATCAACAAGTGCTGTTGCATCTGACTGTGTAGTTGGAGCAGTTGCAGAAACTTGTGGACCTGCTGGGTCTGAATTTGTTACTGCTGAATAACCTTTCCATGTTGTACCGTTGTGATACATTATGTCTACTTCGTCCACAATTGATGAGTACCATAATTGACCATCATTTGTTAATGAAGTTACTGCTGTTGCACTTGCAGTATAAGTTAATGCTTTCCAGTTACTTGCTCTGTACTGTTTAGGATTTGTTCCTGAACCTGTTCCTGGCTCATATCCCATGTTAGTTGTTGTTTGTAAGAAACCTGCTTCTGCTAAAGTGCCGTTTGTGTCAACAAACTTCATCTCACCACCTTTTGTGTGTTCAATTACTATTCTGTTTGATGAGTCAACACTTGCTTTAACATTTGTAAATCCAGCGCCGTTAATTTGACCTGCAATTACATCTGCGTCAGCGGCATTGCCGTTTAATGTGCTTGTTACTGTTATTGCTGAACTTAATGCTTCTTGACCTACAATTGATTCTTCAATAGTAAATGATTTACTACCTGATGTCAATCCTGTAGATATTGCTGAACCTGTTACTTTTGTTGAACCTGTTGATTCTCTTCTGAAAATAACATGGTCAACTTCAGTCGAACCGTTGCCGTAGTTAATGAATAAGTCACCTACTGCCAAACCAGCACCGCCACCTGTTCTATCTAAATTGTAGATTGCAGATTCGTTGCTAGTGTGTAAAGGTGAACTTATAGTTTCCCATAATTTTGTTGTGTCGTTCCATTTTTTAACACTCCATTTAGCACCTAAATTAGGCTCTGTAGTTTTTAACCAAACTGAGCCTGTTGGTCTTGGATTTGTATCTGTTGATTTGAACGCTGGTACTGAAGTGTGTGGAGCAACTGATAATGCTGGCACATAGTAAGTTGCCGCTGTTATACCAAATGATGTGCTTACGTTTGCTGTACCATTTGCTATTTGAACTGTGTTGCCTGCCGCACCTGTGTAATATATTTCTAAGATACCGCCGTTGTTTCTTGCACTTAATCCTGAAACACCAGCACCGTTGATATCAGACACTGCTGAATCTACTGTTGTACCGCTGTTTGTGATTGTTGTGTTTGCCGCATTAATTGTGATTACATAGTTCTGTCCTGAACTTATTGTACCACCTGCTGAACCTTTGATAGTTGGATTAGAACCTACCCAAGCCGCTGTACCTACTGCAACCCAGTTACCATCATATTTTTTGTAGAATAAATCGTTGTTTGTGTCAGTGGCATTGATCGCATAATCACCTGCTTGTCCAACTGAATTTTTAGGAACACTTGCACTGATTTGATCGCTATCTGTAATTACTGTTACTGCTTGATTTGTGAATGATTGACCACCTGTTGTAGTTGCCGCTGAACCATTCCATTCAAATACACCGTATTTTGAATTTACTGTGTCAAACCAATATGTACCTGCAACTGGATTTGCCGCTGGTGCTGTTGCACTTGCTTCTAATTGACCTAAGTCAACATTTGCTCTTACAACGAATGCTCTGTTGGCAACACCTAAGAATGAATAAGCCGCTTGTAATCCATACTCGTTTGTTTCACCACCGTGGATTGGATTATTACTTGCATCAGTTTTAAATACTGGATCACCAAATGTTTCTGCTAATTCTCTTTGTGAAGTCATCAAGAAAACTTTACCGGCATTTGCCGCTGTTGTTCCTGTTGCTGTGCCTGTTCCAGAACTAGACGTTTTGTCTTGTGCTGTTGCTATGAATATACATGGAACCGTTCCTGGTTCTGCTGGTGTATAAAAACTTTCGTCAATTACGCTGACTTGTACTCCTGGTGAAACTAATGCCATTTGCTTATCTCCTACTTAAAGTATTTTAAACTTTATATTGTTTGTATTTATGACGTTGTGACGAAATGCACCAAATTAACAGGTATAAAAAAGGGGTAGGAAAGGGCAGGTAAATACCTACATATGAGACCATTATGTACAAAATGTAGTCAAAGACCAGCCGCAGTAAATTATAAAAAGGCAGGCAAGACATATTACAGAAAGAAGTGTGAGTTGTGTTTGCGTTATGGAGGCCCAAGCGGATATATGCCGAAATGGCACGTGGCTGGCTATCGTGTTAACAAGCAATGTGATAAATGTGGTCACAAAAGCAACTATAAATCGCACTTCAACGTATTTCATATAGATGGTAATCTTGATAATTGCAAGTTTAGTAATTTAAAGACTGTGTGTGCTAATTGCCAAAGATCTTTGCACCTTGAAGGAATCCGTTGGAAACAAGGTGATCTTGTACCTGATTTTTAAGACTATTAATTGTTGCGTTATTTTCAAATACAGCATTAAAATTTGTATTTGCCCATGCCCATTCTGATGCGTGTACATCTTTAGGTTTTTGTCCAATGTCCTGATACATTCTAAACCACATAGGCAGTTGTCCACGTTTTACCCACCAAACTTCGCCACCTAGTTCTTGTATCATATTTGCTTCATTTTCAAATCTTACATCAGGTATTACCCAATTAATCTGTGGATTGTCTTTAAGTTTCTTTTTAACTAAACTGACCCAGATGCCATCATAGAATCCATCTCTCATACACTCTGTACCAAACTTTTGCAATACAAGTCTTGGAGTCACTTCATGTTTTAATTCCATGCTCCAGAAAGGATCCATTTGTTCACGCCATTTTCTACTTTGTTCTGTTTTGCCATCTAGTAGGTCTCTATTCCAATCAAACATTGTGGCAACACTGTCTTTAAGTTTGTCTGCAAAAGACAATTTTACAAATGAATGATCATCAACTAAATGATCTGCTATTGTGTCTTTGCCTGCTCCTATCAAGCCACATATTCCTATAATCATATTTCTAACTGTTTTGTTCCTGATCCAATTTTGCCCACAGGAAAACTATTAAAAGCCAAACTGATTCTTGCCACGTCAGCAGGTTGAGGATATACTGTGTGTTCTAACCAGGACGGAAACATCAATACGTCTCCTGGTTTAGGCATAACACCATAGTAGTCTGTGTTGTATTCGTTTTTGTTGTTTTCTTCATACGTAAGTTGAACATTTTGATGTGCAATATTTGTGTACAAATAAGGTTTCTCAAATATTATAGGTGCACAATCTGGTGTTGTTTCTATGTAGTACACACCACTTATTACACTGTTAGGATGTGAATGCTTGTATATTTGTTCGCCTTTGTTGTTCCTGTTAATCCAACTTGTTGTGATTCTAAACTCTTCTTTTATGCCTAGTACATCTTTTGTAAAATGTTTTAAACTTTTTTGTATATTTGCTTTCAGCGATTTTAATTGTGGAGTATCCAATAAATGCATACCTCTATTTTCTGGTGGCAAGTGGTCATCTGAATGATCTGTACCAACACTTTGTGGTGGGAAATCTAATTCTCTTATCCATGTTTTCTGCAATACATCCAATTCACCTATTGATGCTTTGTATAAAGGCACGGAGAATAATGGAATCATTTGATGTTGCATATCATACGATAATACAACAAAAATACTAATATGTCAATATGGAATTAACCAATTAAGAATGAATAACCTTGACCACCTGCAGTTTGAGTTTTGACTTCTAATTCAAGTCTATCCATTTCTGCCTGTGCTTCTTGTTTTAAAGTGTCACCATTTAATGAAGTGCCACCTTGTGGTCCTGCTATTGTGTTGAATTTACTTCTGGCTTCACCAAGCATAAACTTACATTTTGCCAAAGTGTAATCTTTAATCCATTTTTTTGCCAAATAATCTTTGAATAATTCTGTATCTGGTCTGTGCATATACACCATCATTAACACTTTTTCATTTGCTCTTGGTCTTTGTAGAATAGTCAATTTTTTTGTTGTTGTGTTCCATTTGAATTCAATAAATGAACCAAACATACGTCCTACTAGTTCTTGGTATTGTGAAAACATATTATAAGTTGCTACACCACCCATATTAGAACTGGCTAAAAGATATGTGTTTGTGTATGCTAAATTGAATGGTTCAAAGATTGTACCACCATCTCCACCACCCGATCTTGACCCAATTGATCTTCTGAATATTTGACGTACTTCTATTATTTCATTAGCAAGGGTGTAATCGTTGACATCATTTTCAAGGGGCAAAAATATGTAACTTTCTTCTACTGAATTGTCTGCTCTCTGTCTAAATCTGTCTAATGAATCCTGTAATGCTGTTTCGTAGTGTGAAGGATCCAGTTCTACATCTACCATTCCGCCACCTAGCGAATTGAATACGTAGTCAAATACCTCTTGTTTTTCTGTGGTTAAATTGCTCATTTATAATATCCTTACTGATATTTATCAGTAGTGACCATCCGATAAATATAACAGTATGCCTAGATTAAGTCTATATAAACCCGAAAAAGGTCATGATTACACGTTTTTAGATAAAACAGTAGCAGAAATGTTCACTGTTGGCGGTACTGATGTCTTTGTACACAAATACTTAGGACCTAAGAATCCAAGTGAGGATGACGCCACAGCCGCTCAACCTAGATATAACGCAGTAAAAGAAACCAACATTCAGGATATGTTGTTCCTAGAAAATAGGGATAGAAAGTATGACCCTGATGTGTATAAACTTCGTGGAATTTATAATGTTTCAGACATAGACTTTGATATGAGTCAATTTGGACTTTTCTTAGCCAATGACACATTGTTTATGACAATACCAATCACTTCAAGTGTAAAAACTTTAGGCAGAAAAATTATGCCTGGTGATGTATTTGAATTACCACACTTGAAAGACGAGTATGCATTAAATGATTTCCAAGTTGCACTAAAACGTTTTTATGTTGTAGAAGATATTAATAGAGCGGCAGAAGGTTTTTCACCTACTTGGTATCCACATCTTTATAGAGTAAAATTAAAACAAATTTACGACTCACAAGAATTTAAAGACATACTTGACTTACCTACAGAAGAAGGGTCTGCACAAAAATTACGTGATGTACTTTCTACATATGAACAAGAAATGCAAATTAATAATGCAGTGGTACAACAAGCAGAAGCAGATTCAGGCAAGTCAGGATATGATATTGCACATTTTTACACACTGCAAGTTGATGATAAAGGAAAACCTGAACTTGTTACAACTGATACAAGTACATTAGATGCATCCACGCAAAACACATTGGCTGATAGAGTCAATCAGACTCCAAGTAAAACTGGTTACGATGGTTACTTGCTAGGTGACGGACTTGCACCTAATGGTGAAGTATTTGGATTTGGAATAAGTTTCCCAACTGCCTCAGACAAAGGGGATTATTTTTTACGTACCGACTTTTTACCAAATAGATTGTTTAGATATGATGGTGGACGTTGGGTGAAAATGGAAGATAATATACGTCATACATTATCACAAACAGATACAAGAGCGACACAAAAAGGAACATTTATTAACAACACAAAAACTAGAAATGTTGGTGGCGAAACAGTTAAAGAAAGACAAAGTTTATCAAAAGCATTAAGACCTAAGGCGGATGAATAATGAAATTAAAAGAGTTATTTGGCATAGTTGGGATACCAATGGATCATACAGCAGGGCCACAAGGACTCAAAAAGGTAACTAAAAAATATATGGGAAAAGTAAGAACATATTACGCACCTAAAAGTAAAAAATTTAACGAGAAAAATAAAGAGAAAAAATAATGCAACATTTTTACGATGGACAAATTAGAAGATATATTACACAGTTAATTCGTCTATTGAGTAATTTTTCATACAAAGATGGTG